TATCAACTGATATAGATTATGGAACAATATCTTTGAGAAAACGAGGAAAATCGATTATAAAAATAGGAAATGCAAGATTAGGTGGAACGGATGTAAAAATAGAGGTTTCTACAAAATTTAATTGGTTACAAAAGAAGATATGGAAATATTTATTGAATATTGATATTGAAGATATTAAGGAGGATGAGTAGTGGAAAATAGTATAGAAGAAGATATAAAAAATGCAGAACATTTTATAGATTCTATAAAAACAGATAAAGAGTATAAAGATGAAAATGGTTGGCACGGATATTATAATAGAGAGATTGTAGAGTTAGCTAGAATATTAGAACATATTTTATCAGATTATAAAAGAGTATTAAAAGAGAATGAATTGTTAAGACAACAAAATATATCATATAAAAATAATATTCATGACTTAAAGGAAGTGAGGAATAAATGAACGAGGAAGAAAGAGAAATTGTAAAAAAATTTGAAAGATTATATTTAAAAGATTTTAACAATGAAAAAATAACAAATGAAGATAGATTAAGTTATATAGAATGTGCTTTAATTACAAATTTAATAGAAAAGTTACAAAAAGAAAATGAAGAATTAAAGAATAAATTATTAGATACTTTAGAAGGTCAAAAAGTAATTGAAGAAGAAACACCACAATATATTAAAGAAAATTTTATTCCAGTTCAAAAAGTAAAAGATAAGATAGAAGAAATAAACAAAAAAATATTAAATGCCCCAAAATATGATGAAAAAATATCAGTATATAGGTATCAAAAACAAATTTTACAAGAATTAATAGGAGAAAGTGAGGAAAAATAAGAATGTTAACAATAAAACTATGGAAAGACATATTGTGCGACTTATGTATAGAACCTCTTGATTTTATGTTAGTTGTAATAGGAGTAATATTTACGATTCCATTAGACCTTTTGTTATTTCCTGTTGAGGTAATTGCTTTTGTAATATATAAGATATTAGGATAGGAGGATTAATCTATGACAGATAAACAAAAATTAGCAATAAAGAGATTAGAACTAAATAAAAGTACTGAAATATATGTAGATTATAAGAGAAAAGAGAAAACAGAGGATATAAAAATTGTATTGGAATTATTAAATGAAAAGGATAAAATAATTGAATTAATGGCTGGATACATAGCAACAAATGATATTAATTTTTGCCTATATTTGAATGTGACAACAAAATGCGAACGAGGCAATGGAAAAACTTGCGATGAGTGTATCAAGCAATATTTTGAGGATAGAGCAAAGAAAATTAAATAAAACAAAACACCTATAAAATATAGGTGCTGTGTGGAGGTAACGAGATTCGAACTCGTACAGATAATATCTACTAGTTTGGAAAACTAGCGTGTCTGCCAATTCCACCATACCTCCATACAAATATATTAACATATAATTATAAACAAATCAATAGAAAAATTTAAGTAGTGAAGGAGGAACAAATGAGTAAAGAAGAATTAATAGAATTATTAAGAGATTATAAAGAGAACAAAGCAAAATTGAATATTAAGTTAAAAGAACTAAAAAATAATAGGATAAAATTAAAAGAAATAGATGTAGAAACAAGTATTACATCAAGTTTTGGAATTAATCAAGATATACATAGTAAAAATCAAATAAGCAATAAAGTGTTGAAAAAAATAGAAGAAAATGAAACAAAGAAAGAAGCGGCGAAAGAAAAAATTGAAGAATTAGAAGCGGATATTAGAAAGTTGAGAGAAAAAGTAGATCTAATAGACGATAGATTAGAATGTTTAAAGTATAAAGAAAAAGAATTATTAATTGCATATTATGTAGATGGTAGAAGCTATGATGATATTGGAAATAATTTATATTTTAAATTATTTAATCAAACAAGAAATTGGGAAACTATAAAAAAGATTATAGAAAGAGCATTGGATAAAATGCTAAATTTATAAAATTACCTGTTTTTTACCTTAAAATTCTATATTAATTAAGAAAAACATATAGTATAATAGTAATAGTTAAAAAGTATTTGCAAGAAATACTGATTAATTGTTTGTGTGAGAGAGCAGATTTTTATTTGCTCTTTTATAATTTATACTAATATATACTAGAAATGTTAGTATTCCTTAAAATTACTACGCAAAACTCCTTTTATTTTTCTATTTTCAAAAATTGTGAAAAAAAGAACTTTTCTAGTGAGTTCTTTTTTTGTGGTTGAAAGAGGTATGTATGGAAAGTGAAGAAAGAATAAATGAATATGTAAAGCAATGTTGTACTAATTGTAATAACAAATCAAATTGTAAAATAAAAGTATTTGAGGCAGAAGGCATAATTTATACGAAATGTGAAAATTATCAGCAAGAAAAGAAATTAGAAGGATATAAAAGACCAATTGTAAAAACGGCGGGAAGGAAATTAGAAATATGAAATGGACAAAACAAAAAGCAGAAGAATATATAAAGAAATGTAAAGAAAAAGGACTTAAGTATTGGAGTGCAAAAGATTATCTAAAAAATCATAGAACAATGACATCAATAATTTAGGAGGAATCAATGAAATTTAAAATAAACAACAGAGAATGGACCATAACAGAAGTATCTCAACAAGCAATAAAGAATATGCAAAACATAAGAAAAGCTAATGAAGAAGAAAATCTAAAATCAATAGATATGAGATATTATGGAATTACATATTGTGATACTTTAAAAATATATATTGATGAAGATTTACCAGAAGATAGAAAAAAATCAACTTTAATTCATGAACTAACACATTGCTATATAGATAATTATATAACACATTGCGAAAAACAATATTCAGAAGAAGATGTTTCTGATATAGTAGCAAATTCTTATGATATTATTCATGAAATAGTAAATAAATATTTTGAAATAGAAAATAAGTGTAAATAAAAATTGTAAAGACGAACAAAGTAGGTGAGCGAGGTGGCAAAATATGACTGGAAGCAGTTAGAAAAAGAATACATATTAAGTAATTATAAATCAGTAAGTAGCTTTTTAAAAAATAAAGGTATATCTATAAATGGAAGTACCAAAAAGAGTACTAAAGGTTGGAAAAACAAAAAAGTCCTAAAAGAGGAACAAAAAAGTACTAAAATAATAGAGAAAGTGATTGAGAAAGAATCGGAAAAAGAAGCTAATAAGATAATACAAGTAAAAGATGTAGCAAATGATTTGTTGAGCAAAATAGTGCAAGCCAATAACGAACTTAATATGCATATAGCTAGAAATAAAAAGAAAACCAAAACGGTAGAATACAACTATGACATGTGCAAGCCAAGCAAAGAAACAATAGAAGAACAAGAAGAAATAAAATCATACATAGATATTATAGACAGAAAAGGACTAAAAGAACTTACATCAGCATTAAAAGATTTGAATGACATATTAGAACCGAAAGATGATGGAGAAGAGGAAGATAATTCGTTTATAGAAGCGTTAAATGGAAAGACGGAGGATATTTGGAATGAAGAAGAGGAATAAGGCTAATTTCAAATGGAAACCAATGTCTAACAAACAATTAAAAGTGTTTACTTGGTGGAATGATAATTCTCCAATGAAAGACAAAGATGGAATTATTGCTGATGGAGCTGTAAGAAGTGGTAAAACAATAAGTATGGCACCAAGTTTTGTAATGTGGGCTATGGAAAGATACGACGAATGTGATTTTGCTATATGTGGTAAAACAATAGGTTCATTAAACAGAAATGTTATTAACACATTAAAAAAACAACTACATTCATTAAAATATAGATATGAACATAAAAGAAGTGAAAACTTGATAATAGTTAGTAAAAATGGAAACTAACTATTTTTATTTGTTTGGAGGAAAAGACGAAGCAAGTCAAGATTTAATACAAGGTATGACGTTAGCTGGAATTTTCTTTGATGAAGTTGCTTTAATGCCACAATCATTCGTAGAGCAAGGAATAGCAAGACTAAGTGTTGAAGGAGCGAAGTTTTGGTTTAACTGCAATCCCAAAAATCCAAATCATTGGTTCAAATTAGAATACATAGATAAAATTAAAGAGAAGAATATATTGTATTTGCATTTTACAATGAACGATAATTTAACATTATCAGAAGCAGTAAAAGAAAGATATAAGAGAATGTTTATAGGAGTATTCTATAAACGAAACATATTAGGATTATGGGTAACAGCAGAAGGTTCTATTTATAATGTCTATAGTGATAATAAAGAAGCATATTATACAGAAAGTCCAGATTATGACTTTGTTCAAATTGGTATAGATTTTGGTGGAAACGGTTCAGCACATACATTTGTTGCAAGTGGAATAAAGAATAATTATTCAAAGCTTACAGCATTAATGTCTGAAAGAATAGAAGCAACAGGTATGACACCTCAACAGTTATATAAAGCTATAGAACTATTTATTGAAAGAGTTCAAAATAAATATGGACAAATTAGTACAATATATCCAGATAGTGCAGAACAAACATTAATAAATGGAATAAAAACTATGGTATCAAATAAATATCCACACATAATTGTTAGAAATAGTATTAAAAATGAAATAATAGATAGAATTAGATGTACAACAAGTTTAATGGCTAGTTTTAAATTCTTTATGACTCATGATTGCAAAACATTAGAATTGGCATTTGAAAATGCTGTGTATAATGACAAACCAAAAGAACAAGGAAAAGATGAGAGATTGGATGATGGAACATCAGACATAGACACATTAGATGCATTTGAATACAGCTGGGAGAGATATATAAGACAATATAGTAGAGTTGCATAGGAGGAACATAATGTTTGAAAGATTGATAAATTTTATAAAAGGAGCAATGAATAAGATGTTTAATACAACAGATATAGCAAAAGATTTTAATATAGATATATCAACAAGTGATGAAATGCTATCGGCTATTGAAAAATGGTCAAATATTTATAATGGAAAAATGCCTTGGTTAAATGAAGAAGTTAAATCTTTACACGTTGCAAAGACAATATGTGAAAAAGTTGCAAAGGCTGTAACAATAGAACTTAAAACAAAAGTTGATGATAAAGAAATAAATAAGATATATCAGAGATTTATTAAAAATATAAGAATCAACACAGAGTATGCCTTAGGAAAAGGTGGAATATTTTTCAAGCCGTTTTATAGCAACGGTAAAATTAAGGTTAGTTGTATTCAAGCAGATAAATTTATACCTACCAAATTTGATAGCACTGGCGAATTGCTAGGTGCTATTTTTATTGATCAAATTACGAGAGGAAAAGATGTTTACACTAGACTTGAATATCAAGAATTGGAAGATACAATACTTACAATTAAGAATAAAGCATATAAAACTACAGTGCATAATTCTAGTGTATTAGGTAATCAAATTGCACTTTCACAAGTACGAGAATGGGCTGATATTCAAGAAGAAACAGAAATAAATAATGTTAATAGATTATTAGGTGGATATTTTAGAATACCTATTGCAAATCCAATTGATAATACTAGTCCTGTGGGGGTTGCAATATTTGCAAATGCGATTGATACTCTAGAAGAAATAGACAAACAATTTAGTAGAACACTATGGGAATATGAAGGATCTGAGCTTGCTATTGACGTTGATGAGTTAATGTTCAAAAAGGATAAGGTTGGAAACCCAATACTTCCAAAAGGAAAAGAAAGATTATATAGAACAATCGATATTGATGGAGAAAAAACAAGTAAGTGGAATGTATTTAGTCCTGAAATAAGAGATACACCTTTGTTTAATGGATTAAATGAATTACTAAGACAATGTGAAAGTCAATGTGGATTAGCATTTGGAACTATTTCAAAAATAGAAAACATTGAAAAAACAGCAACTGAAATAAAATCAAGTAAACAAGATTATTATGTAACAGTATCAGATGTACAAGGATCATTGCAAATAGCATTAGAAGATTTAGTTTATAGCATAGATGTTTTAATGAGTTTGTATGGAATAAAGCATAAAGTTGATGCCGACGTAAGCTTTGACTGGGATGATAGTATATTAGTTGATAGTGAGAAGAAACAAGCACAAGCATTAGTTGAAAAAAATGCTGGATTAATAGATGATATTGAATATTTTGTACAAACGAGAGATTATTCAGAAGAAGAGGCAATGGAGTATGTTAATAAAATGCGAGAACGAAGCAAGCAACAGTTACCAAATGAAGTGCAAGAGGAGTAGTTTATGTTAGAAGATAAAATACAAAATGCAATAACTCCTATTTTAAATATATATTCCAAAATAGAATTAGAACTTATAGAGAAGATTGCAAAGCATTTTAATTTAAATGATGAATTTATTAACTCTGACTATTGGTATTTTGAAAAACTAAAAGAACTTGGTGGTTTAAATAATGAAACATTAAAACTATTAGAAAAATATATAGGTAAAACAAAACAAGAATTGTTAAAAGCCATGAAAGATATTGGAGTAAATTCAATACCAGTTGACCAACTAAATATTGCAACTCAAAAGAATGCATTATTAGATCCAAATAAAATAATAAATAGTGTGAATATCCAGAACTTAATAAAATACAGTTACAATGATGTTGAAAAATCGTTCTTAAGCTTAAATAAAACAATCCAAGAACAAGTTAGACAGGCATATACAGATATAATAACAGAAACATACATAAAAATAAACTCGGGAGTTTGCAGTTATCAAGAAGCTATATTAGAAAGCTTAGATAAGTTGGGGGATAAAGGTATATCAGTACTTGCATATCAAGATAAAAATGGTAATATAAGAAATTATGATGTTGTTGGAACAGTAAGAAGAGATTTGTTAGTGGCAACAAGAGGATTAGCTGGAAAGGTAAATGAAGAGGTAATAAAAGAAAGTGGTAACCATATTGTAAGGGTCACAAATCACTTTGGAGCTAGGATAGGAGATGGTGAACAAGATTATACCAATCATGCATGGTGGCAGGAAATGCAATTTTTTTGTTGGAATTATGATGGAAAAGCAACAGAAGAAGAAAAGAAACTACCTGATTTTATGGAGCATTGTAATTATGGAGATGTTCAAGGAATAGTTGGTATTAATTGCAAACATTTATTTATGACCTGGTATGGATCTACTAAGAAAGAAGAGTTGGAATTTACCTATGATGAGAATAAAGAGCAATATGAGAAAACTCAAAAACAAAGATATCTAGAAAATGGTGTTCGTAAGTGGAAAAGAAAACAAGTGATTGCAAAGAACTCTCTTGATGAAGAATACTACAAAAAAGCTAGTTCAAAAGCAAGAGAGTGGCAAGATAGGCTGAATACGTTTACAAATGAAAATGATTTAAAACGAGATTACACTAGAGAACATATAAAAAATTATAAAAATATAAAAATTGAAACAAATGATGAAAATATTTTAAATAATATAAAAGCAATAAAAAATAAGATAGTATTAAAAGATATAACAAATCAAAAAAATAATCTTATTAATAATGCATTTATAAATCAAACGTTTAAAAATATTGCTTTAAAAACTAATGTAAAATCAATAAAACAAGGTGGAAATAAATCATATCATAATGCGGGTAATATCGTATTAAGTAATAAATATAAAAATAGAACTATAGTACATGAAATGGCACATAATATAGATTATAGCAATAAATGGTTGTCGTCTAATAAAAATTTCATACAAGCTATAAAAATAGACAAAGATTTTATAATGAAAAACAAATCAATATATGTAAATTTAATAAAAAACAATAGTCAATATAGAGAATTAAGTGATATAATTGGAGGCATAACAAACAATGAAATAGTAGGAATATATAGACATACAAAAAAATATTGGAAACAACCTAACAAACTTGAAAGAGAAATATTTGCACAATTCTTTACAGTATCTAGCAACGATGATATTAATCAGTTGCTTATTTTTCAACAGTATTTACCTAGTATATTTAGAGAGTTTGATAATATTATAAGGAGGCTATAATATGTATGAAGATATTTTAGATGATGAAGTAGAAGAAAAATTAAATGAGTATGAAAAAATATTTTTAGAAGGTTTTCCATTAATGCAATTTGATGGAACAAAAGAAGAATTAATAAAAGAAATAAACAACTGCATAAAAAAGCATAAAGAATACGATACAAGTTTTTGGGATGAAAATCCTAATTATGATGATTAACATTGCTCCGAAATGAGCATATAAACTATAAGTAAAATAATTAGTAGACTTTCAAATACGGAAGTCTATTTTTTATATCCAAATTCGACTATTTGCAGGTCGTGAATAAGTGCAAAACTACATCGTGATGAAAACACGTAAAAAGTCGTAGTAGGAGAAAGGAATACTATATGAAAAGAAAATTTTTAGAAGATTTAGGACTTGAAGAAGAAGTCATTAACAAGATTATGACTGAAAATGGAAAAGATGTAACATCTTTAAAGGCGAAAGTAGATGATTTGACAGAACAAATAAATGTTAAAGACACTACTATTTCAGAAAAGAATAATAAAATAGCTGAACTTGAAAAAGTGGACGTCGAAGCTATTAAGAATGCTGAGTATGAAAGAGGTAAAACAGAAGGCTCTAAAGAAATTGAAGTTTTCAAAAAGCAAAATGCATTAGACAAAGCTTTATCTAAGTATAAAGCAAAAGATACTAGTATTTTAAGTAAAATGCTAGATATGGAAAAGGTTAAATATAATGACAAATTTGAAATTGTGGAAGGATTAGAAGAGCAAATAAACTCTATTAAAGAAAGCCATGATTATTTATTTGAAAATAACAAACCTTTACCAAGCTTTTCAGGAAAAATTAATCAACCTGGAAATACACAAATAACGAAAGAAGTATTCGATAAGATGGGATACAGAGAAAGAGTTAAATTGTATAATGAAAACAAAGAATTATATGATCAATTAAAAAAATAATAAAAGAAAGAAGGAAAATTAAATGAATGACGTAACAAAAATGAATGATATGATTAACCCAGAGGTAATGGGAGATATGCTAGATGCAAAAATTGCAGCACAATTAAAATTAACACCTTATGCAAAATTAGATACAACATTAGAAGGTGTACCAGGAGATACAAAAACAGTACCAAGCTGGAACTACATAGGAGATGCAGAAGATATTCCAGAAGGTGAAGAAGTTGACACAACAAAGATGACAGCTAGTAAAGAAACATTTACAATAAAGAAAGCAATGAAATCAGTATCTATAACACAAGAATCAATTAATTCCGGATTAGGAAATCCAGTTGGTCAAGCTGAAAAACAATTAGCTATGTCTATAGCAGGTAAAGTAGACAATGATGTTTTGGAACAATCATATAAAGCAAAAATGACATCTGGAGATGGAACATCACAAATAAGCTATAATGGTTTAGTAGATGCATCAACTAAGTTTGAGGACGAAGAAGATGGAATAGAAAAAGTAGTATTCATTAATCCTGCACAAGAAGGAACAATATTAAAAGACCCTAATTTTATTTCAGCAGATAAATATGAAGCAGGAGTAATGATTAGAGGCTCAATTGGTAAGGTTGCAGGTTGCCAAGTAAAGAAATCTAAAAAGGTAAGATTAGTAACTTTTGTAAAAGATAATTCTGCTGGAACTATAACAATAGATGCAAAAAATTTAGCTGAATATCAATCAAAAGTTGACCCTGCAACAATACTAGCTGTTGGAGACAAAGTAAAAGCTATTGCAGCTGCATCACAATATTATGTATGTCCAGTAATAAAAATGGAAGCTGATAGTGATGAAACTGAATATAACGAAGATGAATTACCAGCTTTAACAATTTTCTTAAAGAAAGATACATCATTAGATCATGAATGGTTTCCAAAGAAACAAATCCATGACTTTACTGCTGCAAGATATTATGGTGTAGCATTAACAAATGGTGCAAAAATAGTATTAGCTAAATTCAAAAAATAGGAGTTGAAAAGGGCATGAAAATTTACGTAGACTATACTTTTTATGTTGATAAGTATATGGGTGAAATGCCCGAAGAAAACTTTGAAAAATTAGTAATAAGAGCAAGTGCAGAAATACGAAAAAATATATTTGATAGAGATATATCTAAATATGAAGAAGAAGTAAAAATAGCAACTTGCTCTGTTGCTGATATATTATTTAAAGTTCAGAAATTAGATCAAAGAATAGATAAGCTTATTAGTAGTGATAAAGGCGATAAAGTAGTTGCGAGTGAAAGTGTTGCTGATTTATCAAGAACTTTTGCAAATGCTACTAATATAAGTGATTTAGAAAAAGAAATTTCTAACCAAAAATCTAAAATGTCAGAAGTTATTAGGCTATATTTAAAAGATACCGGCTTATTATACAGAGGTGTTTAATATGGAAGATATGTTTGATAAAGATATTACAATAATAAATAAATATATTGATAAAGAACACAAACCACAATACAAAGTAAGCTATGTAAAAGCATTTTGGAGTTCTAATGATGGTATAAATATAAATGGAACACAGTTGACTAAAAATGATGGTTTGTCTGCAAGAATATTAATGAATGATAGTAGAAATGAAGAATATCAAGAGCCACAAGATTTTAGAAAAGAGCAAAAAACTTGGACATTGCAGAATGATGATTATTTAGTAAAAGGAATCGTAAATGATTTTAAAACAATAGCTAATTTGAGGGAACAATATGATGAAATAATGAAAATTACAAATATTAGTATTAAGGACTACGGAGCAAAAGAGTTGCAACATTTTACTATAACAGGAGCTTGATATGAAATATATGGTTGGATTTAGTGGAGTTCAAAAAAAACAATTATTAGATAAATTCGGACTTGATGGTGGAAGAACACAAAAAGTTATTGATAGTGCTTTTATGGGATATATGGAACCATACATGCCTAAAGATAATAATCAAATGATAATAAGTATGTATAATTCTACGAAAGTTGGAAGTGGAGAAATCAATATAAATACACCTTATGCACATTATCAGCATGAGGGTGTAAAATATGTTGATCCTAAATATAAAATAGGTGCATTTCATGATCCTATAAGTGGAAGATATTGGAGTAGACCAGGAATAAAAAAGATATCATCAGATAAAAGATTAACATATCATGGTGGAGCTTTAAGAGGAAGTCATTTTATAGAAAGAATGTTGGCAGATCACTTTAACGATATATTAAATGCAGGACAAAAGGAGATAGAAAAATGAAACAAGAAAATGCAATAATTGATAAAGTTAGAAAATATATTGCTAAATGCCCTTATTTAAAAGAATATGCTGAATTAAATGTAGAATATTTACAAGATAAAGTAAACACATATTCAATAAATGAAAATGCAGGTTATGATCCGATTATAAATAAGTTTTTTGTAGGAGCAGAAATGCAATTTTTATTTACATTTGATAGTAAGTTAGCATGGAATGAGGATATTCAAAATAATATAGATAATTCAAAGTTTTTTGAAAATTTTAAAAATTGGTTGGAAGAAAAAAAGAAAAATAAAGAATTTCCTGAAATACCAGGATGTTATGATATTGGAGCTAATACAAATGGTTATATATTTGCAACAAATGCGAATGAAGCCATTTATAGAATACAATGTTATTTAAAATATTTTAAGGAGGGATAAAAGATGTCTAATTTAGAGAAGATAAATAGAGAAGAGTTAGTTGATTTTTTAAATGTAAAACCATCAGCAGTAAGTCCTATCTGGGCAATAATTGGTGTTGGAATAACGGATAAAGCAACAGACTATAATACAGAGAAAACAGAAGAAAAATGGATTATAAACAAGAATAAAAATGTTACAATTGATGGCTATGGATTAAGTTCTGGGGTTGAGCAAACTTGTTACAAAGGTGATGAAGTCTTTGAGTTTATAGATGATATAAGATATAGATTAAAAACTGGAGCAGATGCGCAAACAACATTACTAGAAGTAGATAAATATAGTGTTACAGATGAAGAAACAACACCAAAATATAGAGCAAGATTATGGACTGTAGCAATTGAAATAACTTCACACGGTGGAGAAACAGCTAAAATTAATTATACATTTAATTATGTTGGAGATCCAACATTTGGAACAGTTACATTTGTAAATGGAGTTCCAACATTTGCAGAAGAATAATTTGTCGAATTTTGTCAATAAAAAATGATATTTAATTGTTGATTTTTGTTGTTTTTTGTAATATAATTTTTCCATGTAATGGAGGTATATTATAATGAAAAAGATATATATTGTTATAGGTTCACTTATTATAGTAGGAGTAATTGCTGTAGCAACATATAATGTAATTAATACTACGTCAGTTCAACAACAAGCAATTGAAGTGCCACAAACTCAAAATACTGATTATTCTAAAGATATAGAAGAACTAAAAGAAAAATTAGTAACAGCAGAAAATAAAATAAATTCATTAGAGGATAAAGTGGCATTACTAGAAAAAGAAAATCAAGACAAAGATGAATTGATAACAACATTACAAGCCAAAAAAGTTGATGTTGTTAATAATACAAAAACAGAAAAACTTCTTCAACAAGTACAAAATCTAAAAGTTCAAATAGTTCAAAACGAAAAAAATAATGAAAAACAAAAAGAATTGATAAAAGAAAAAGAGGAAGTTGAGGAAAGTGTTAATGAATATAAGAGAAAGATAGAAGAATATCAAAAAATCTATAAGCAAAGAATAGACTTAGAAAGTAAAAAGCAAAGTTTAGAGGGACAAATAAAGCAAATAGAATCTTTACCACGTTATTCAATTGATGAAAAGTATTCAAATGAAAAGATAGAAGAGCTTGAACAAAAAATAAAAACAGCTACAAAAGAAGAATTAAAAGAACGATACAGAGAAGCAATAAAACAAGTAAAAGAAGCAAGAGAAGATAGCAAAAAACTTTTACAAGAAAAAGAATTACTTGAAAAGCAATTAAAAGAAGTTGAGGAAAATATAAAAGAAAACAATTTCGATGAAAGGCTTAAAGCTCTTGAACTTTCAAAAGAAGATAATGAAAAGTTTAATCAATTAACTAAAAGATTAAATGATCTAAAAGAAGAATTATTAAAATATTAAATAAAGCACTTACTTAGGTAAGTGTTTTTTATTATATTAAATTTACATGGAGGAAAACATGGATTATATAAAATTAAAAGAAAAAAAAGACATATACAGATTAGGCATTATTGATGAAAATGGCAATGTAATTAAAGACAAAGATGGGAAAGAGGTTTGTATAGAGTTTGATCTTGGCGATATTGAATTGCCATTAAAATATAACAGATGTATAAAGACAATCGAAGATTCAAGAAGATACTTAAGAAATCAATTTTTAATAATAGATAAAAAACAAAATCATAAAAGAAAAGGATTAAGTACAAATGATGAATTAAAAGCAAAAGCATTACAAAATTTCTATAAAGAAATAGAAAAAGCAATGGATTTGTTTCTTGGAGAAGGAGGAACAAAAAAGTTTTTAAACGGAAGAAAGCCATATTGGGAAATGCCAGATGATATAGCAGAGGCAATAGAACCATATATGGATAAGCTGCAATTAAAAACAAAAGATATGACTGATAGAATAAAAGCTAAATATCAAATAGAAGAAAGTGATGTGTTGAAGAGTGAATAGTTATCCTTGCTATGCACAAACAAAAAATAATAAATATAAAATAAACATAGATTATCGAGTAGCAATAAAATGTGATGAAATATCAAAAGATAAAAAAATATCTGATGAAGAAAGAGCATTAGCAATCATATATTTATTGTTTGGCGAAAAAGCATTAAATAATTCACAAGATTGGGAAGAACTTTTAAAAATAGCCACTAAATATTTAAGATATAATAAGAAAATTGATGAGGGAAAGAATGATGAAGAATGTGATATGTCAATCGAGCAAGATTGGGGATATATACAAGCTTCTTTTTTTAGTGATTATAAAATAAATCTAGCTTCAACATCAATGCATTGGTGGCAATTTTATGAATTATTAAGTGGTTTAACAGATGATTGTATATTAAATAGAGTTAGATATATTAGGAATTTTGACATTAGTCAAATAAAAGATAGTAAAGAACGTGCAAAATGGATAAAACAAAAGCAACAAGTTTCTTTAAAGATAGAAAAAGTCAAAACTGCTGAACAAGAAAGATTAGATGAGTTATTTGAAAAACAATTAAAAGGCAGGTGAAATAGATGAGTAATGCGGATGGATATTTAAAGATAAAAACAAAGATTGATAATAGTGGTGTAGATAAAGAAATTCAGAATTTAGAAAACAAAATAAAAAGATTACAAGAAAGTAACTTAGATAATTTTAATCAAGAAAAAGAATTGCAAAGTAAAGTTGATAAGTATGAAGAATTAATAAGAAAAGTAGAAGACTATAAAAATAAAATATCAGAGCTACAGACAATAAAAGATGGAAATTTGGTAATTACAAATCCATCAGAATTAGCAGAATTACAAATAAGCTTAAATGAAGCTAATACTGAAATTGCAAAGCAAGAAAGTGGAATGAATAAAGTTTATACCAAGTTAAAACAAATAAAACAAAAACAGGTGGAGAACAATCAAAAAATATCTGAGTATCAAAAAAAAATAGATCAAATAGAAACAAATAAGATTAAATCAGGCATTGATTCAGTTGGAAAATCATTACAAACACAAATTGGGAAAATAAGCAAAATGGCAATGGCTGTAGTTGGAGTAAGAACTGCTTGGGCAGGTGTTAGAAAGATAATGAGTTTAGTTCAACAATATAATCCTCAAATTTCAGCAGATTTAGAATATATGGGATATGCGATTGCTCAAATATTTTTGCCAATAGCTCAAAAGTTAGTAAGTATTTTATATACAATATTAAACTATGTAAATGCAATAATGACAGCGTGGTTTGGAATTAATTTATTTAGTAATTCAGGAGTTAAGAATTTTCAAAAGATGAGTAAAAATGCAAAAGAAATAAATAAATCTCTTGCTGGATTTGATGAAATGAATGTTTTACAAGATAACAGTTCATCTTCAAAAAATAGTGCAATTCCAAGTATGGATTTGAGTGAAGGGATTCAAGGAGAAGTCCCTACATGGTTGCAATGGATAATAGATAATAAAGAGTTAATATTAAACATTTTAGGAGAAATAGGTGTAGCAATACTTGCAATTAAATTAGGACTAAGTGGTATACAAGGGCTTGGAATTGGACTAATTATTGTTGGGATAATTTCGACAATACAAAATCTAATTAAATATTTACAAGATCCAAGTTGGGATAATTTTGGAAAAATAATAACAAGTATTGGAGTTGCTATTTTAGGACTTGGATTAATAATAGGGAATGTTCCTCTTATTAT